CTTGCAGGAATAGTGAAAGACTCTGAGAGGAACTAGGTTGCATGGCAATAAGCCATCGGGTTGAGGATAATCCGAATTGGGTTTCACGATTTGAGGGTATGAAACACGACTAATAAAATAATACATTAAGGGGAAAATATGAGTTATAAATTAATAACAATAGTAATAATTGCAGTTATAATTATACCAATCGTCTTTACAGGAGTTGTACTTAGCCAATTAAATAAGGCAGTAGAGTCTTATAATAATCAAAGGTCTGAAGTTCAAATATTAAATTATTGCGATTCCAATGATTTAGTTACGGATAAGCAAAAACAGTCCGGCTTATACGAAGATGAATTAATACACAAACAAAAAGTCAGACAGCAAGCGAAAGAGAAACAAGATACACTGGTTAAGCCAGAACAACCTAGTAATAGCACACCAACAGAAAGCACTCAAATAGCATCAAGGGAAACAATTACACGACCAATAGTACCTACATATGATTTAAAATTGTCAAGCGAGCTACAGGAATACTTGTATAAAAAATGTGTAGAAAATGATTTAGAATACGAATTAGTATTAGCAGTCATATATACAGAAAGCAGATTTAAAGCTAACCTAGTAAGCAAAACAAATGATTACGGACTAATGCAAATCAATAAATGCAATCATAAGAGTTTAAAGAAAAAACTAGGTATTACAGACTTTCTTAATCCACGACAAAGTATTGATGCGGGTGTTTACATGTTGTCCGATTTATATAGTCGTTATGACGACGTACATCAAGTTTTGACGGCTTATAATTGGGGTGAGTATGGAATGCTTAGAGGTTGGAAAAAGGGCACTAGAACGTCTAAATATAGCCGAAAGGTTCTACGACATAAAGAACAATTGATAAAGGATGGTGGTTTTAATTAAAATCAATGTAAACGATCAAAAGTATGACAATGTAAATCATCCGTATCATTATAAACAAGGAAAAAGAGAAGTTATAGAAATCATTGAGGATTTAACCAATGATAGCTTTGAAGGATTTTTAATAGGAAACATTATTAAATACATAGCTAGGTACAAGTATAAAAATGGATTAGAAGACCTTAAAAAAGCAAAATGGTATCTCGATAAGCTGATAAGTTGTCAGGAAAATGCCCGTGAGTAAAGAAATGATTAATATTAATGGTGTTAATGTTTGCCCTAAATGTCACCAAAGAAAATTTCAAGAAGTCAGGATTAGAGATGGGCATAAAACTCTTATTTTAAAGTATGATGTCGCTCCAGTGAGCAAACAGGACAAGGGTATGTTCGTGTTTGAGTATAGATGTGTATGTGGGTGTAGGTTGGTGGAATATTGCGATTTGTAGAAAGGGGCTAATATGGAATTTCGTAAATATCAACACGTTGAGCGATTTGGCACAACGGAAGTGAATGGTATTGAATTAGGGAAGTGCTGGATATTTTATAAGATTGATGGAACGAATGCAAGTGTGTGGTTGGGCGATGATGGTAATGTACATGCAGGAAGTCGCAAGCGAGAATTATCACTGGAAAAAGACAATGCGGGCTTTTATGCTTATGCAATCGCCGATCCAAACATTAAGGCTTATTTGGACAAACACCCAACACATAGATTGTATGGCGAATGGTTAGTGCCTCATAGTTTGAAGACATACCGCGATGATGCATGGAAGAAGTTTTATGTATTTGATGTTTGCACAGATAAAGATGATGATACAGTAGAGTATATTCCGTATGATGTCTACAAACCACTGTTAGAGGAGTTCAATATTGAATACATACCTCCAATAGCAGTAATTACTAATCCGTCATATGAACAATTAATCAATTTGTTAGAGCAAAACACATTTTTAATCCAGGATGGCAAAGGTAATGGCGAGGGAATTGTTATAAAAAATTATGATTTTGTTAATAGGTATGGGCGTACAACATGGGCAAAGATTGTTACTAGTGAGTTCAAAGAAAAGCATTATAAAACTATGGGTGCTCCTGAAATTAAGGGCAAAGATTTAATTGAAGAAAAAATCATTGATGAATATTGCACAAAAGCGTTTATTGATAAGGAGTTCGCCAAGATAGTAACTGAACGCGGCGAATGGCAAAATAAGATGATCCCTATGCTCTTTGGGAGAACATATCACGAATTAATTCAAGAGGAAATATGGAATATTGTTAAGCAATACAAACAACCTACTATTAATTTTAAGACGCTACATAGTTTGCTGGTTAATAAAATCAAAGATATGAAACCAGAATTATTCAGTTAAAAAGCAAGTTTTATAGCTAATAAAGTAATTTACTTATGCTAATTATATTATGCATAAGGGGCTGTGTCAACACTTTTCAATGAGGTAAGTTATGGAAATTGCGGGTGGGGAGGTGATTTTTTGTTTATTTTAGGTGCGGTTCTTTGGTTATTTGGAGCTGCTGTGGTTATTGCGCAGATAGTTAAAGCTATTAAAAGTAAGTTTACAGCTGAGTTGTGGATAGGATAGATAGCTTTTGGGGCTATGTTATGTGGCAATTTGCTTATAGTTTTGGCAAATTAGAAAGGATGATGGTTATGACGAAATACATATTACTATACAATTACTGGGACGATGAAAAGGAGCGAGATTTGCTCAGGGTTCTACAAGAACTTATGCCCGACATAGAAGTTAAACCGTTTCAGATTATAGGCAGAGAAATTGAGTCTGGTGAGTCTATATGGGTTCCCGAAGAGAAATATTTAATGGCATGGACAATCTGGAATTACTACGACTTAATAGAGTACATGCATACTGGTGATGATGATAGATATTCCACCATAGAAGAAGGATTAGAATGGTTTGAATCACATCGAAATGATGATTTGTTTGTGTGGTATAAAGATGGCAAGGACGACAAACAAATCACTATCGAAAAACTATACAAGCAGTACACAGATGCTATGAAGTTACTGGAAGAAATACAGGATAAGATGTCGCTGGATGAGTTTGGTAAGTATATTGATATTCTAGAGAATAATGGGATTGAGATATAGTTTGTTAAAATGAGTCCTTTAAAAACGCTTTAAACATAATCAATAAAAGCTATATAGGAGGTATGCCTTGAAAGCCAAAGATGGGATATTAAAGGCTATTAAAAGAAGAAGGAGTCCACCTTTTGTTATTGTGAATACATAACCATATAAATAATATAATTAATAAATAGGAGGAATGTTTGTGAGTCAAAATTTAAAGCAAACCAAAGGTTATGCGAATTTCCGTGGTGTGATTTCGGGATTGCATAATCGTAGAAGCGGTAGTTCTAAAACCGAAATGGATTGGGGCACTAAACTTTTGTTTTTCATTAAGACTAGTGAACATAATAGTATTCCCGTAGAACTGATCCAGTTTAAATCACAAATTGGCAGACCCGTATATATATCTAACCGTGATGAAGATGGTAAAATCGAAACTAAGCCAGTTGAGTGGTCGCAAAGGAATCAAAAGTTTGACGGCTGGCAACTTATTGGTACTTCTGTTAGAAGCAAAAATCATGAAGAAGTATCAAATCTAGTGCCTATTGATGCCATTGAGTATATTTTAGATAACTTTGAAGACGGTGATAGCGTATTTGTTAACTGTGATATTACTAGAAGCGAATCTGGCGATAAAAAATATACGAACTATACTATAAAACGTATATATGCCACCAATGAACCTATTGATTTTGAAGCCGAGGATTTTGAAGAAATAACCGACTTTAGGGAAGAATTTGTTTACAATGAATTCTTTGTGGACAAAAAGGACAACAAAGCATTTGTTAGTGGAAATGTTATTAATTATGGAGATAAAGTTGTTCCAGTTGTTTACACAGTAGAATTAAAAACAGATGATGACAAAGCGATAGTTGATTATCTTGAAAAGAATAGTTCATACGGCGATGTATTGACTGTTGAAGGGATTATACATAATAGGGTAATTGGTGAGTGGATAGAAAACGAAACGACTCAAAGGGTTGTAGGTAGGGGCAGGCAAAGCTTTCAACGGCCTGAACGCACTTTTATTATTAAAGGGGAGAAAAAAGAGTTTCAGATTCTTAGTATAGCCGATGTTAAAAAGGGATTATATACGAAGTCCGAGTTTGAAGCCGTAGACGATGATACCCCGGATTGGTTGAAATAATGGGCACACCCATTATTTCAACTTCACTAATAAAAATAAAGGAGAGATGTGTTAGTGGCTTTAGGAAAAAGGCATAGAGTTGAGCTGGATATCAAGAAGTATATGCATTTGATAATAGGGGATAAAAAAATTGGAAAAACTGGGCTAACTGCTGATATGGCTAGGGAAATATATGGTGATATTGGCAAGCTTCTAATTGTATCTATTGGTAAAGAAAAAGCATATGAAGCTATTGATGGTGCTATTTATGAAGAGCCACAAAATTGGCAAGAGCTAATGGATATAGTAGACGAACTTTCAACCAATATAGATGATTATGATTTTGATATGGTGTCGTTTGATACGATTGATGAAATTATACCAATGGCAGAAGCAGAAGTGGAAAGACTACACACTATTACATATAAAGAAGTGCCCCAGAGTTTTAATGCGTGTTTTGGAGGCTATGGTGCGCCCCGAAAGAAACTTACTGAATTAATTAATGAACTATTATTAAAGCTAGACACTATTACCCATAAAACGGGTGTTTTCTTTATAGGACACAATAAAATACGACCAATAAAAACTAAGTTAGATACCGAAGACTATTATGTAGTATCTTCTAATCTAAGCTTTGACTATTTCAATGCTTTTGCTTACAAATGTCCAATTATATGCAATATAGTCAAAGAGGTAGATACGGTGGAAACAGGCAAGACCGAGGGTATAGGTAAGAACCAAAAAGATGTTTTAGTTGCTGAAAAACGTGATAGATTTATGTATTTCAGAGATTCAGGTGCAGTTGAGGCGGGTGGAAGATTTAAGAATATGCCAGAAAAGGTTCCTTATGGGGCAAAGGCATATCACGATGCCGTTATAGAAGGTATTAAGTCTTCTATTGATCCAAATTTTAAAGAAGAAAAACCTAAACAGGCTAAATTGGGTTCTAAAAAGCAAACTCCAAAGAAACCTGCGCGCACACTAAAAGTTGCAATTGCCGAAGTTGTGGAGAAAGCTAAAGAAGTACAGAGTGCAGGGGTACACCAAAACGATATTATGGATGTCATGAAAGCTGTCGGGTGTCCCAACCCCAACAGTATCCCAGATATAGAAACTGCCGATAATATCATTGATTTACTTGATGCTTTACTAGAAGGATAGGCCTTTGGGCTTATCCTCCCTTTAGGGGGTGTAATTAGAGAGTGTATGCATGTAGATATAGGCATTGCAAACTAGGTGGGAAGGTTGATAAACAACAGGCGGTAAAAGATGGGCGAATGTATTATCATGCAGAATGTTATAAAAAACAAGTAGTAAAAAGAGAATTACGAGAGTTCTTAGTGGCAAAAAATATGGGACAACGTGATACTAATATTATGCTTAAAAAAGCTATTGATGATATAGGCTATGATATAGATTATGTCAAATATGTGGTTTATAAAAAATGCGATACTATTAAAACACCATATAATATTTTATATCACTTAAAAATCGAGAAAAACTATAAAGACTTTATGCAAACTAAGAACCTAGAAACACAGGTTAAAGTTAATACATGTATTCACGATATTGAAACTAACAAAGATCAGGAGTTTTTATATCGCCCTGCAAAACACAGCAGGTATGACATTTACTAGGGGAGGGGATAGTTATTGCCGATATGTATGATATTAAGGCAGAGGCTGGGGTGGTTGGCACTCTTCTAATTAATCCGTCTTATTATTACCATTTTGAAATGCTTAAACCACAACACTTCCATGATAAGCCTAATGCAATTATATATGATGTTGTTAAAGATATACTGGATGATAATTCTGAAGACGTTAGCGACTTTTCTGTTTATTTAAGGATTTCAAATACTAAAGCATTTGAAAAAGAATTTGCTAAAAACAATATTGATATTCAGGATTATTTAGAAAAATTACGATTGGTAGGTACTAACGATTCTGATGAATATAGAGCACGATGTAAAAGGGTTCTTGATTATGCTTTTAAGCGTGATTCCATTGATAAACTCAAAGAGATAATTGGCCACATTGAGTTAAGTAATACAACGGCCAATCAGACTAATATGTATATACACGATACAATAGGACAATTTTCTGAGCAGTATATAGTTGGAACAGACGTTAAACCATTTGGCGAAATTATTGATGAATTATGGGAAGAAATATTAGAACGCCAAAATCCAGAAAGTGGAGTTGCAGGTATACCATCTAAGATACCGATTATTAATCAATATTTTTCCTATGAAAAGGGCGAACTAGTCCTAATTTCAGCAAGACCGAAAGCTGGAAAATCGTTCTTGGGACTAAACGAAGCAATACATAAATTAAAAAATGGTGTACCATGTGCCATTTTAGATACAGAAATGCAATCTAGGGAGTTTTTAGTAAGGGCGTTATCCCATTTGACTGGTGTTCCGAATCGTAATATTAAAACGGGCATTGTCACAACCAAACAGTATCAAGATATTATGGAGGCTAAAGAGTGGCTAAAAAAACAGCCTTTTGCACATATTTATGATCCAGAATGGAATTTTGACTCTATATATTTGACAGCAAAAGAGTTGCAAAAAGACATAGGTATGGAATTTATGATTTTTGATTACATAAAGGCGATGAACACACAGAGTCTACAAGTGCAAGAACATAATTATTTGGGCGATATGACTAACTTTCTTAAAAATAATATAGCAGGAAAATTGGATATGGCTGTTTTATCTTTTGCACAAATGTCGCCTAAAGAACAAAGGGTTGCAGATTCAGATAAGATTAATAGGTATGCTTCGGTTATTGCTTATTTTATGGAAAAAACTGTAGATGAAATACAGGCAGACGGCAAGGATGGTGGTAATAGAAAGTTAGTAATTGAATATAACCGTCTAGGAGAACAATTTGAGCAATCGGGTAATTATATCAATCTATTGTTTGACGGTAATCGATCTATGATTTCCGAGGCGAAAATACAGCCTAAAAACCTTATGGATGAAATGTTTAAGTCAACTACCCACCACTTAGCACCATAGGTGCTTGAAGTGGGGGCTTGTGTAGCCCTAGTTGACTAGCCTAAGCGAAAGCTACGTTAGGTAATTGCATACCCTAGAATGATGCCTTAGTTCTAGGCTCCATGGTGGCTCTGTAAACAGTCCTGAGGGGTAGGGATATTAAAAGGAGGGTGGGTTGTATTTGACAAGTAGGCAGTTAAAAGATTATTTGTTAGACAACCCATCTTTTATTGTTCAGATTTTGGAATCTTTGGGTTGTCATGAAGTTAAGCATATGCCCAATAAAAGAGTATCAGCGGCGTTACCTGATGGGGATAATCCGATGTCGGTTCAAGTGCTTTTGAATAATGATTTTTTAAGTACAATAGTGCACACTAGGAATGACTATAAAGGAAAAGACATATATGATTTTGTATCATATATAAAACAATGTAATTTCCGCAATGCCTTTATGTATATATGCAAGATTTTAAATGTTGATTGTACACTTGAATACACACCAATAACCACGAATGAAACATATGAATTTTTAAAAAGATTTAGTTTAGGCAATATATATGAAGGAAGCTATACGCAGAATATCGCTTTAGAAGAAAGTGTGTTAGAAGGGTATATTAATTTCCCGCACCAGAAATTTTTAGATGATAATTTAAGCATTGAATCGCAAATAAAGTTTCAAATATCTTACGACATACACAATCAAAGGATTCTAATACCAATCAGAGATGTAGATGGCAATCTCGTTACTATAAAAGGCAGGACAATTTATGATGACTGGAAAGAGCGTGGCATAATGAAGTATGTAGCTTATTATCCATATGTGGCTAGTCAAGTCTTGTATGGCTATTATGAAAATTATTGGGACATTATAATGCATCAAGAAGTTATATTGGTAGAAAGCGAAAAAGCAGTAATACAAGCGGATAGCTATGGTGTTAATAACGTTCTAGCATTGTCTAAAAGGACAATATCAGATGAGCAATTATATAAGATTATTCAGTTAAATGCAGATGTAGTTTTAGCTTTAGATAAGGATGTGGCGTTAGATGAGTTAAAGGGGTTGGCACAAGAATTTCAAGGCTTATGTAGTGTATATGCCATATATGATACAAAGAACTTATTAGGTACAAAAGACTCACCTTTCGACAAAGGGAATATTGTATGGGATCAATTATATAAAGATAAAATACAACTAATTTAGGAGTTGATAATATCACACTTCAAGATAAATGGGCTAATTACGTAGATGATATGACTTTTAGTTTTTCGAGATTAAATTCTTTTGACAATGGCTGCAAGTATTGTTGGTTTGAAAAATACGCTAATAAGAGACAAGATGGTGTGCAAAATGCTTTTGCTGAATATGGCACGCTTATCCATGAAATATTAGAGCGGGTTGCTAAGGGCGAAATAATGCTATGGGATATGTTGGGTGAATTTGAGAAAGGCTTTGTGGAAGTAAGCCAGTTTCCGCCACTAGGAAAGACTAATTTACGCGAAGTATATTATAGACAAGGCGTTGAATATTTAAGCGAATATAAATTTCATGACAGATATGAAATCGTATCTGTTGAAGAAAAAGTCGATACAGATATTAACGGATTAAAGTTTACCGGGTTTATCGATGAGTTATTACGAGATAAAGATGATGGCAAGCTGGTTGTGCTTGATCATAAATCAAAGTCTAAGTTTAAGTCCAAAAAAGAGCAAAAGGAATATGCGAGGCAATTATATTTATATGCTTATGCTGTTAAAGAGAAATATGGCGAATATCCTAAAATGTTAATGTTTAATATGTTTAGACATCAAATAGAAGTGCCTATATTTTTCAATGAAAATGATTTAGAAGAAGCTATTGGGTGGGCACACGACATAGTAAGCAGGATTAAGGTATGCGATACATTTGAAGTAAGCAATGATAGGTTTTTTAGAAGTTTTTTATGTGATTTTAGACACGAAGAAGAGCATCAGGAAGGGAATTTTAAGACGTTGGAGGATTGGCATAGAGAATGAGTCCTATAATGTTGTAATTAGCAAAACAGAGGAAGTGATAGAATGCCACCTTTTATAGATTATACAAATAAACAAATAAATAATTGGAATATTTTATCTCACGAAGGATTTAATAAACACGGGGAGTCTGTTTGGACGGCCGTATGTAATTGTAAACATACTACAAAAATAAAAAGACCTTTGTCCCGAATCAAAAGAAGCAAACGATGTCGGGCTTGTGCTAACGATATTAGAATCGAAAATCAAAAGAGCAAACAAATAGGACAAACGTATGGAAAACTTACTATTGTTGATTATTATGGCTATAGAGATGACGTCAAGACTACATCATCATATTGGATTGCTCGGTGTGATTGTGGTTCTGAGAAAGAAATTATTGCAACTTTATATGATATAAAGAATAAAAGAATAGCTAGTTGTGGATGTTTAAAAGATGAATACAATAAGAAATATAGTCAATACAATGGTGCGAAAAGAAAAAAATATAATGAGTTTATTGAGAAAGATGACTACTATGTAGGTGTTTCGAGCAATGGTGTGTTTCTATTTGATAAAGATGACTATGAAAAAGTGTTGGCTATTAATAGATATTGGAGTATTAATAATATAGGGTATGTATTATGTAAGATACAAGGAAAAGAATATCAACTGCATAGATATTTAATGGGGTTGGGTTTTTATAATCCACATGATGATATTATTGTCGATCATATTAATGGTGATACTTTAGACAATAGAAAAGCCAACTTAAGAATTATACATAGAAAGCATAATGCTAAAAATTGTGCACTATATTCCAATAATACTAGTGGATATAAAGGGGTATCATGGCTAAAGCATTTAAATAAGTGGCAAGCTGATATACAGGTAAATAAACAAAGCATATATTTAGGCGTATATGATGATTTGGATGAGGCTGTTGAAGTGCGTAAGGCTGCGGAAATAAAATATTTTGGCAAATATAGTAGGGATTATGGCGACGAGGTGATTAATTGAGATACAATAATTATCATAAACATGATCACTATAGTAATATTCACACGCCAGATGTTATAGTGAAACCCGAAGACTATATAAAAAGAGCTATAGAGCTAGGACATACTACATATTTCACAACAAATCATGGGTGTAGCAGTAATGTTCTTGAAGCATACGGCTTGTGTCAACAGTATGGTTTAAAACTCATACATGGCGTTGAGATGTATTATGTCGATAATAGGCTACATAAAAAAACTAGGAACAACTACCACATCGTGGTCATTGGCTTAACCAAAAATGCTTATAGGCATATAAATAGAGTGTTGTCAGAAGCTAATAAAACTGGCTTCTACTATCATCCAAGGGTTGATATGGAGTTGCTCTTATCGTTACCGTCCGAAGAAGTAATAGTCACAACCGCTTGCATTGCTGGCAGGCTATTTAAAACCGAAGATTATATTGATGTGTTTGTACGTCCATTGCAAGAATACTTTGGCAGACATTTTATGTTAGAAGTGCAAGATCATATTCATGACAAACAAATTGAGTGGAATAAGAGAGTTATAGAGCTGTCAAACCAATATGACATTCCTATTATTCATGGTTGTGATTCGCACTATATTCATCCTGAAGATGCCGAGTACAGAACACTGTTTTTAAAGGGTAAGGGGATGAATTATGGTGATGAAGATAGTTTTATACTGGATTACCCTGACTACAATACTATAGTGGCACGATATCGTGAACAAGGAATATTAAACAACGAACAAATAGTTCAGGCGCTAGAAAACACATTGATATTTGACAAAGCGGAAGATTTAGAATTCAAAAATGATATGAAAATGCCAACCATATATCCTAATCGTGATACTAAGGCTATATTTAGAGATTTAATTAAAAATAAATGGCATATAGAAAAACAGCATATCGATGAGCAACTACATAGCAAATACGAGAAAGAGATTTACTTTGAGACAGATATAGTTGAAACGACAAATACAATGGATTATTTTTTATTGAACGAAAAAATCGTTGATAGGGCAATTAATAAATACGGCGGTGTATTGACTAGGACTGGGAGAGGGTCTGCACCGAGCTTTTATATCAATAAGTTACTAGGCTTTACAGACATTGATAGAATCGATGCTAAAGTACCTCTTTATGCAACAAGATTTATGACTGTTGCTAGAGTCTTAGATGCAGGACAAATGCCAGATATTGATATGAACTGGGCTTCTGTTGAACCTGTAATCAAAGCAAGCAAAGATATACTAGGAGAAGATGGCGTTTATTATATGGTCGCATATGGCACAATGCAAGAGTCAGCAGCTTTTCGCAATCTTTGTCGTGCCTATAAATCAGACATGGAGTTTAATAAAGATAAAGACAGTAATGGTAAAATCTTGAATAATGAAAAAAACAAACAAATAGATAAAGAAATTAAATTGTTTAACTATGAGTATAATGAAGTGGCTAAGGAGTTGGACAAATATAGGGATAACCATAAGTGGAAGGATATTATACAAAAATCAAGTAGATTTATTGGAGTTATAGATTCGATTTCGCCTAGTCCTTGTTCTTTCTTGTTATTAAATCAACCTATATCCAATGAAATAGGCTTGATAAGAGTTGGGGATGAAGTGTGTGCATATATAGATGGCGGTACGGCTGATAGGTGGGGATACTTAAAGAATGATTACTTGACTGTATCTGTATGGGACATTATATCGAAAACATATGAGTTGATTGGTATGCCCATACCAACAATCAAAGAATTAGATGAGTTGTTAGATGATGCAACTTGGCAATTATATGCAGATGGTATTACAACGACTTTAAATCAGGTTGATTCAGATTTTGCTACAAATCTAGTTAAGAAATATAAACCTAAGTCGGTTGCAGAGTTATCGGCATTTGTGGCGGCAATTCGCCCTGGGTTTGCTAGTTTGCTAGACCACTTCCTCAACAGGGAGAAATACACCACTCATGTGGCTGAACTAGATGAAATCTTACAAGATAGCTTTCACTATCTTTTATATCAAGAATCTATAATGAAGATGTTGATGTGGTGTGGCATACCTGAAGATCAAACATACGATGTAATAAAAAAAATTGCAAGAAAAAAATTCAAAGAGGAAGAGTTAATTGAGTTTAAGGCGGTTCTAATTGATGGGTTTGTTAAACAAACTGGTAGTGCACAAGGCTTTGATGAAATATGGCAGGTAGTTGAGGATGCCGTCAGGTACAGTTTCAATGCTTCGCATTCCTACAGTATGGCATATGATAGTTTGTATTGTGCATATTTGAAGGCACATTACCCACTTGCATATTATAAAATCGTCCTCGATCATTATAAAGATGATATAGAAAGAACAACAAAACTGATTAATGAATTATCTTACTTCAACATTGAATTAAAACCTATCAAATTTAGATATTCAAGTGCGGGGCATACTATTGATAAAGCTACCAATACCATATACAAAGGGATATCATCTATCAAATATCTATCTACGCAACTTGGTGATGAATTATGGCAACTTAGAGATAACCACTATCCAACTTTCACAGATTTACTCCATGACATTAAAGCTAAAACTTCATGCAATACTCGTCAGCTAGAAATACTAATCCGACTGGACTTCTTTAGCGAATTCGGCGAGGCAAACCAGTTGTTGAAAACAGCCGAATTATACGAATGGGCTAATCGAAAACAAATATCAAAAAATACCATAGACAAAACACCCTTTACCATGGAGCAATTAGAGAAATATTCAGCAACGCAAACAGAAAAAATGTTTAAAGATATTGATTTTAGGTCAATGATTGACGAAATAGTATCCACCATTGAGCCAGAACCAATGCCTATTCAGGAAAAAGCACAGTACCAACAGGATTATTTGGGCTATATAGACTTACAGCTGGGTGTTGATGGCAGAAATTGCTATGTAACTAATGTTGATACAAAATATACTCCTAGGATTGACGTTATATCGCTTAATAAGGGTAAGCAATTGACATTTAAGATCAATAAAAAATACTATAGCTTAATCAATATTAAGAAGGGCGATTTAATTTTTATTCATGATGTCAACAAACGAAACAAATATATGCCTGATGGTAAACATAAAAATGGCAAGATGAAGTTTAAAAAACTAGATAATGAATTTGATTATTATATTACGAATTGTGAGAAAATCCACGAAGAACAGCTATATCAAGATAGAAGCGAGGAATCACATGCTGGATAAATACAAATACACAGATAAAGAGCAAAAAGAGCTACTAGCAAGCATGAAATTGCTTATTGACACTCGGGAGCAAAGGGGCGATCATATCATTAACTGGCTTGATCAGAAGAAGATTGCATACAAGAAACAAAAACTCAATCAAGGAGATTATTCGTTTTACGTGCCGAAAAATCCCGTATTAAATATTGATAGAGACCTACATTTTGATAATGAAATTTGCATAGAGCGTAAAAATAGTATAGACGAACTCATAGGAAATTTTGCAAGCGACAGAACAAGAATTGAAAGTGAATTTTTAAGGCATAAAGGCAAAATGATATTGCTTGTTGAGGATAGTAGCTATGGAGATATAATCAATGGTAACTATAGAAGCAAATATAGTATACAGTCAGCCATAGGTACGCTCCACGCTTTTTCTGCAAGATACAATATTCCGTTTATCTAAAAATAGCAAGAATACTCCCATCTTCTATAAGTGGGAGATGAATTGCTAGAATATATTATAAAAGAAAGGGGTGATATACTTGAAAACCATATTAAGAGCCTATAAATATAGATTATACCCTAACAAGAAACAACAAGAGCTAATCAATAAAACGATTGGATGTTGTAGATTTGTATATAACTACTATCTTAATAAGAAAATTGAACTATATAAGGTAGAGCAAAAATCTATGAGTTATAATGCTTGTGCTAATGATTTAAAAAATCTTAAAAAAGAAAAGGAATGGCTCAAAAAGGTTGATAGCATATCGCTCCAACAAAGCTTAAAAGATTTAGATGTAGCTTATCAAAACTTTTTTAGAAGAGTAAAAAATGGAGATAAACAAGTAGGTTTCCCAAAGTTTAAGTCAAAGAAAAATCCTAAACAAAGCTATAGAACTCAAAATGTAAATAATAATATAAGTATTGATGGTAATAAAATTAAACTTCCTAAGCTAGGATTAGTTAGATTCACTAATAGTAGAAGCTTTGATGGTAAAATTAAAAATTGTACTATATCTAAAACTAAAACAAATAAATATTTTGTATCGGTATTAGTTGAAGAAGGAATAGAAGAGTTGCCAAAAAATAATAATGCTGTAGGTTTTGATTTAGGGTTAGAGAATTTCTTAATTACATCTGATGGTGAAATAGTAGAGAACCCTAGAACATTAAATAAATATGAAAGAAAACTAGTCAAACTTCAAAGACAACTAGCTAAAAAACAAAAAGGTAGTAATAGGTATAAAAAACAAGCATTAAAGATAGCAAAACTCCATGAAAAAATAAGAAACACAAGAACCGACTTTTTACATAAGCTATCTTCACAAATAATTAAGGAAAACCAACTGATTATAAGTGAAGACTTAAATGTAAAAGGTATGGTTCAAAACAAACATTTAGCAAAGTCAATAAGTGATGTTTCATGGAGTGACTTTTGTAGGATGTTAGAATATAAAGCCAATTGGTATGGAAGAGTCTACCATAAGATAAACAGATTCTACGCTTCAAGTCAAATATGTAGTAATTGTGGATATAAGAATGAAGAAGTAAAAAATCTAAATGTAAGAGAATGGGTATGTGAGAGTTGTGGTGTAGTTCATCAAAGGGATAAGAACGCAGCAATCAACATACTCAATCAAGGATTAAAAGGGTTAAGCATAGCTTAACATAAACTAGGGTAGGGACTACCCGATGTGAGGCTCGTGGAGGTAGTAGGTTGCGAGGCTGATGAAACGAGAATCTCCCACTTCTAAACGAAGTGAAAGTGGGAGAAGTTCAAATTCATTGATTCTAAGTATAGTGGACACTTCATATATTACACTCTTAGTTATTATCTAAGGGAGATAATAAAGTAGTACACAACCATATAAATATATTATATAAAAACGTTGACATTATTTTATTAGTCATGTATAATTGTATATAGAGGGGTTAATACCTTCAGCCCCTCAAATGACTGTAAAAGAATTGTTTTAAAAACAGTTTGCGCATAGTTAGATAAATATAATTATGACACACTATAATTGAAATGCGACAAAGATTGTTTACTGTTAAGGAAAAGGAGGTGCTGTTAGGTGATAGGACAGCTAGACATATACGGAAAGGATAAAGTAGAAGTTGCCATAGAAAGATTGCAAATGTTTGGGCCTGCAGAAGGAGGGGTATCAATGCCTGAATGTCCACTTTGCAAAAAAAGGGGCAAAACATGGGAAGGTGACGATCCTGTATGTGCGTTGAAGAACGGTAAATTTTCTGATGATAATTGGAATTGTGCTACCATGAACAAATTAAGGGAAATAGCAATACGGTTGGGGTTGACGTATAGAGATGATATTGGTTGTGGCAGTTGTGGTGTTGTACCATTTGAGGGAGAGGATTATTCGGGTTTTATTGTAATAACATGGCATAAAGAAAGGGGAAGAACAAAAAATGCAATCTTTTTAAGTGATGATCGACCAATAGGAGAAATAGACTTAAAAACAGCTTTAGATGCAATACAGTATTGGGAAGCATTGTGCTAAGTCCATTTGCCGGGATAGGGGCAGAGGGATATATGGCGGTTAAGATGGATAGGCGGTTTATAGATTAATGAAAATGCGAAGGAGAGTTAAGTATGAGTAATAACTTTCATGTAAACCCAAAAGAGGAAAGATTAAACCAGTTGAGAGAGGAAGCATTAAATCAGATGAAGCAAGAGCTTTTCTTAATGGAGTTTGATGGGATAAAAAGAGCAGTAAAATACTTCAAAATAATGCGAAAAAACGTATAGGAGGAACTTCTGATTTTTACGATCTGGCCATAAATGCCTTGGAAAGGCAGATACCGCAAAAACCACGTGAGCATTATCATTGGGGAGATTTTACCAAAGAAGAAAAGCTTGAAAATAATCAATGGTTTTGTGGGAAGTGCGATTGGCAAATAGGAGAGGAAGATAATTACTGTAATGAATGTGGACAAAGAGTAGATTGGAGTTAATTCATATTATGATGAAAATGCGAAGTAAAAGGAGAAAAAGAATCATGAAATTAACAGTTGTTTTTACAGGTTGTGGGCAGGTTGGAATAGATACCTTTGTTGATTACCATAAAACAAAAGTTATTGAATTTACTGAAGAACAGAAAAAACTCTTGACACCGCCAAAAGATATGAAAATATCGAATGTTATTTTTGAGATGGAAGAAGGAGATTGGGGTTAGATCACATTACAAGTATAAAACGACATAGGGGGGCAAGTCATGAAATCACTTGTTACAGATTGATGAAAATGCGAGAGACATGAAGGGGGACAAATGATGGCTAAATTAGAAGGTACGGTAATGAAGTTTACTATTATCAAAAATAGTGATATTGAAAAATATTTAAACGATGCTGATAAAGAAGCACTAAAAAAATAATTGACCAAATAGAATTAGGCCGAATATTTAGAGGTAGAGGTATCAACACCTATCTTGTAATAAACACTGATGAGCCATATGCAGATGAAGTAATTGATATATTGAAAAGGAATGGCCATTGGGGCTAATCAATTAATACGCACTAGTTCATAAATGCGACAAAACCAATGTTCAGCCTACAACTAAAACACCCCATGGTGTTCAGCTTAAAATCATAAGTGGTAATTGTGGAGTATGAAGGAGGATTAAGATGTACGCAAAGTATTGGCTTGTATTCCAGGTTGGCGATGAACGGCGGGACAAACCTTTTGCAACATTAGAAGGAATGGAGAGGTATATTAAGCGTTATAAGAGGTTTATTAAAGTTATAGCAAAAACTCAAGTATTGCCTAAGCCATTAGAATTTGATTTTGAGAATTAAAAAATAGGTGACTAAACATGTATATTAAAATAATTGAGAGTGGAAAGTATAATGTTAGTTTAGATGGAGTGTTGGAAGAGGCAAATCGCATAAGACTGGAAGCCTTGTGTTATAAAGTTACAACGGGCAACCAGCATAACGAACCATACTTCACGATTAGTTGGTAAAATTAACATTTTAATCAGATGTTTATACAATATATTGTGGTTTACACGTGCCGATGTACAATATATTGAACTAAAATATCAATAAAAACATTGTTTTAACCCCACTCAACCAAATAAACATATAGGAGGATGCCATGCGTTGCAATAAATGTAAAGATGTACCTTTAACCTATGGATCAGAACGTGTTAAATGTGAAAAGTGTGGACAAATATGTATAATCAATTATTCGTATTTGAGGATTTGTGATAGTTGCTCAATTGAGCATAATGAATGTCAGTATTGTGGGAAGGAACTATTCAAACAAGAGTGAATCAAACGGTTCATTTATAAGGAATTCAATTAAGGATAAAGGAGATGGGTGATTGTGCATACATATAGGATTGCTCTTAGTCAAAATGGATGGGAGTATACAGGATACGCATATGTAAAATGCAAGCATATCCACAAAAAAGGAGATAATGGAGTTGTAGCTGATGGCATGGAAATTTACTTTGATGAGGAAATAGGCAGTATTGATATTGTCTCAGATATGGAGTTGTATTAAACAGCCATATAAAATCATTATTTTAATGGGAACAAGAAGTGTCAGATACAAAGGCTGAGTGGTTGACTGAAACAAAGAGGGAGTGATGCAATATCAGGGATTTGTCCGAATACATATACAGTTGCAATAATTATCAAGCTGTAAAATACCTATTAGTCACCAATCAAAAAGTACAACAATACAAAAACATAGCAGTATCAGTAAGCGGTGGTAGCGATAGCGACATCATGATTGATATGTTTACTAAGTGCGACCCAGACCGAAAAGTAAAGTATGTGTTCTTTGACACTGGGTTAGAGTACCAAGCTACAAAAAACCATTTAGAGTACTTGGAGGAGAAATACAATATAAAAATTCAAAGGGAACGGGCTATAAAGTCAATACCTAAATCATGCAAGGATCATGGACAGCCTTTTATGAGTAAGCATGTTAGTGAAATGATGAGTAGACTGCAAAGACATAATTTCAAGTGGGAGGATAAACCATTTGAGGTTCTATATAAGGAATACCCAAGATGCAAAAGCGCCCTGCAATGGTGGTGCAACGAATATGGTGAGAATAGCTCGTTCAACATTAAAAGACATAAACTGCTAAAAGAGTTCATAGTTCAGGTTCCCCCAACATTCCCAATATCTAATAAATGTTGTCAATATGCCAAAAAAGACTTAGGTAGAAAATTTAATATTGAAAATAAAATAGATTTAAACGTAGTGGGGGTTAGAAAATCAGAAGGTGGTGTAAGAGCCACAAGGTATAAGAGCTGCTTTGATTTAAAGCCAGAAGGATGGGATGAGTATAGACCATTATTCTTCTTCCTAGATAAAGACAAAGAGGAGTACAAAGAATATTTTAATGTGCGATACTCTGACTGCTATGAGGTATGGGGAATGAAACGAACAGGGTGCGCAGGTTGTCCTTATGGCAAGAACTTTGAAGAAGAGTTGGAGTTAATGCGCAGATACGAACCAAAGCTTTTTAAAGCGGCTAATAATATTTTTAAAGATTCTTACGCATACACCAGGGAGTATTGGAAGTTTAGGGAAGCAGTCGAACAGGAAAGATGAAGTGCTTAAAATACAGGTTTTATCTATAGCAGGGATATTTAGAAGAGTTAACGATGAAAAATATAACATATTTATAGAATTAGGCTTAATGGCTTAATATAAACTAGGGTAGGAACTATCCGATGTGAGGCTCGTGGAGGTAGTAGGTTGCGAGGCTGATGAAGCGAGAATCTCCCACTTCTAAACGAAGTGAAAGTGGGAGTAGTTCAACAAGTGCATGGGTACGAACCTAAAATATTAAATTAAAAATTTCCTTTTAAAAGAAGGGGGTAATAATGAAACCTAAATATAAATGGCTGATTCTACGCAATGATTGGACAAACGAGCCTATACTTGATGATAGTGGCAACTATATGAGTTGGGCAGAAAACATTCCTTATGGTTGGCATAAGGCATTTGGAGAACAGATGATTGATGAATTAAATACATTACTAGAAAAATATAATCATGTAGATAATTATAAGATACTACAAATTAAGGAAAAATATGGTTCAATTAGATGGTATGATAATGGCTATCCCTCTGAAATGGATAAAGAATATTGGGAATGGCTAAACAAGTATGAAAGGTTGTCATTAGACACTTGTATTACTTGTGGAAGTCCTGCCACTCACATGACTAAAGGTTGGATTTTGCCAAAGTGTGATAGGTGCGACTTGCGAAGGTGTGAATAAACATACAGAGAAAATAAAATATAAATTTTAATTGGAAAGGGTGTTATATGTATAAACTCGTTTTTACTGAAGAATTTAAAAAGGTAGGCAATGGTGGATATTATGAGTCAAAGTTATTTATAAACGATGCCGAAGTACCATTGTGTGGTAACTTGCCCATAGGTTCACTAAAGCAGTTAATGAATGCCTTGGGGTTAAAATATGAGATTATGGATAATAGACTTGTTGAGATACATTAACGGAAGAATATTGGATTTAAGCGCAAACAATAAAATATTGAAATAATGGAGGACTTTATTTTATGAAAGTTTTTGAATTATTACAAATCACAAAGGAAACTGGCGACATTGTAGTTAATGATGATTGGGCATTAGGAATTAAATATCATGACGAATTAAAATGCTATGTTTGGTGTGACAAAGACGGGAATTTAATTCCTGACAATACAGACAAATTCGGCTACAAAAGAGTGATATTGTCACCAAAATTACTAGATAAGAATGGTTGGAGATTAGAACCTGTGAATTACACAAAAGCGCATTGTAAAAAACAAAGTAAACATACCTATCAGGATGGCTATGTTAATGGGTTTAATAAAGGACTCACCACTGGGTATCGGATTGGAATTAATAATGATAGTAATTTTATATGTACAAATGATGGGATGTTTTTAATAGATGGCAATACGATTATGCAATTGTGGCCTCCATGTGAATATTATTATTAAATTGCGAGTTTTAACAAGACATAAATAAATAAACAAGGGTGGGTGATATTATCATTGATATAAATAGTTTATATCATGCAGATTGTTTTGATATACTCCCTAAAGTTGAAGATGATAGCATTGATATAATTGTTACAGATACGCCTTATGGCATAGGCTATCAAAGTAATTGGGGTAGAGATGGGGAGAAATTAAAACAAATAGAAAATGATAACAATTTGGATGAATGGTTTCAAAAATTTACCGATGAAAGTTATCGAGTATTAAAAAATAATACAGCATTTTATTGTTTCACTAGGTTTGACGTATATCCTACTATGTATAATTGTTTAATAAAAAGTGGTTTTAAAATTAAAAACTTATTAGTATTACAGAAGGGACAAAAGGGAGGTAATGGCGACCTACAAGCTCAATACGCCAATGATTGTGAGTTTTTAATATATGCGAACAAAGGTAGGAGGAAATTTAATAAAACCCAACTGGTGAAAACGGATGGGAGAAAAGGGAGCAATCCTTACCGTACAAGACTACCCAATGTATGGTTTGATACTAGTTATAACATATATCCCAAGGCAACAGTTAATGTTTCTAACCAGAATGGTATTACGATTCATCCTACAGAAAAAAATACAGATTTAATAGAATGGCTTTTGCTAATCAGTAGTAATGAAAATGATATTGTACTAGACTCTTTTATGGGAAGTGGAACTACCGCCATTGCTAGTATCAACACCAATCGTAATTTTATAGGGGTAGAAATTGAAAGTGAATACTATAATCTTGCAAAAAACAGAATAAATAACCATATAATCGACAATGATTTGCAAGATAAGTATGATTTAATTGCATAATATGGCTTTAAAATGTAAGTTTTATCGCAAATTTTTAAATTTATAGTTTAAAGGAGAAAAACTATGAAATGTAATGAAATTCCATTTGGTACAGGATATTGTGCTTATGCTATTTATCTTCCTTGGAAAGTAAAATTTGAATGGGAAGATGAATCGCAACGAAGACCAAAATGTGTATCAATAGATAAATGTTTATTACCTGAAATAATACAATTATGGGAAATGGGTATTAGAACCACTGGTTGTTGTTGTGGACATGGAAATATTAATATGGCTTATATAGGAGTAAGGTTTGAAGATATAGATAAAATGAAAGAGTTAGGATACAAAGTATACTTTAATCATCATAGACCAAATGATGAAGATAGTTTTATACCTAAGACAAAATTAATTTATGGGGAATCTAAAAATAATGGAGAGTGGGATTAAAGTGAAATTTAATTGACTATAGGACACATGACCGAATACAAGAAATAATTAGTAATTTGCCTATTTCTGATGCAGATGAAGAAACTATATTAAGAAATTTGCGTATATTGAAGAATTTGAGCGAAGGGAGATGGGATTAATAATACTAAAAAAGCAGTTAATAATGAACATAGGTAAAACTGAAAATGACCTTATTATAACTGAAACAATGGTTAAAGATTCGTTAGATAGCTTTGTTAATAAACCAATTATGCAATTTGCTAATCCACTCGGTAATTCAAAAATAATAGGTTATATTCAAGGTAATATTTGTATTGAAAACAATGATGTTTATGCAGATATTTTTCTTATTGATTCTTATAAAAATGAATGGAAAGGTAAATACGATAATTGGGGAATAACATTAGATGATGACAAAGAAAGTTTTCAGTTAGATTTTATAGAAGTGTTTTAGAAATACTATATAATATTAATATAAAAGGATGATAAATTATGACATTAAATGAATTATTACCATACATAGGTTTGAATGATATAAATGGTAAAGAAATATACAAATGAAAACAGCTTGTATTTGTAAATAAATTCGTGAATTTATCAAGAGGAAGTGTTAGTGAGTGAATGAATATATAGGAATATATGACGAACAATGGATACAACTTCATTCTATAAAAATATTTGCCAACACAAAAGATGAAGCTGTCAATAAATTTAAGCAATATATTAAGTCAAATGCGATTTCGACTTTTGACGAACAGTATATGTATGTTATACCTTTATTTGCGCTAGATGTAATTTGATATAGAATTTTAATAAAAGGGGGATTTTATGGAAGAATTAAACAAAGGCATAATATTAAATTGGTATAATTATTGGGCATATAAAGATTTCTCATTAGGATTTAATTTATGTAGTCAATCATATAATGAGTTGAGGGAATATTATTTATTATTGTCTTTAGGATTCTGGCAGTTGGCAATAGGGATAAGAATATAAAATAGAGATTTGATGGATATAAACAAAGCAGGGGATTTTTAATTTATAATTAATAATTCAAGGAGGAATGTGTTTTGTTATTTGATTTTGATTTATATTTTGATAGACCATTTTATCGCTTCCAGAGAGAGTTAAAAGATATATATCCTTATGAGGTTGTTAGGAAAGACAATCAGATAATATTAGTTCACAATGTAGTAGGATTGGGCAGGAATGATATTAATATCAAACTTGAACGTGATGAGCGTTATGATTATCTGGTTATCTCTGGCGAAAAGAAGAATGACATAACTAATAAAATAGATAAGGTAGATTCTAGGTTTAAAATCAACCTCAAACAGCTAGACAAAGATGGTATCGAGTGGAAGGTTGAAGACGGATTGTTGTATATCTATATTACTTATCAGAAACCAAAACAACTAGAAGTAAATATTCGATACAAAGAATAATTTGATTTAGTTTAATTTCCTCCCCTGCTTTGTTTTTATATAGAAGTATCAACTTAAAGTGATTGTTTAATTCCCTCGAATTCGATGGAGTTAAACAAAAGAGAATATTTAAAGGGAATGGGGGAAGTAATAATCAAACTCATATGGGCTAAAAAAATAGATGAATTTTATGTGTTATGGGCATGGAAAGTGTGCTTGATTTTTACCAATAAAGCCGAAAATAATAAGTGGTTTGATACATGGTTTGCAGACAACGGGTTTATGCTCTGCCTTGGTAGAATCGGCATAGGGGTGGGGCATATTTTCAAAGATTCTAATATAATGGCATATACAGGTAAAGATCCTAATGCTGAACTAGAATCAGTAAGAATGAATAAAGCAGATGCGCTGAAATTAAAAGAAAAGTATAAAAGGGAATAAATTATTCCTTTTATCAACACAATCAAATAAATAGAAAGGATGATGTTATGACCAATCAAATAATTGATATCATGTCTGAAGAGTTAGTCCAAACTATCCTACAAAAGTCCAATATGAACACAGAAGAGTCTGTAGAGTGGCTAAGAGAGTGGATACGAGCTATTGACCAGCAACCAGCCATAGTTAGCTCTTCATTAGCTCGTGAATTATACGATACTATGATGGAAGATCAACGCTGTCCTAGATGTGGAATTGGATTTAGGCATTTATCATATGTAGAGCAACAGCAGACAGACTATTTGTATGAATGCATTAGATGTGGAGAGATGTATTAGCATTTCACACTTAACCAATAAAACATACTGTATAAAGTAGTTGACATTGTTTATATAGTCATGTATACTAGTACATAGAGGGAGGAACGAGTTGCAATTATAAACCTGTATACATAACCATGTAAATACAATTCACACATTACATACAATGGAGGTAATTAATGTATATACAACTAAGTTATGATCAAGAATTTAATGATTTGTGGATGCACTTAAAAGAGAAGTACCCTACTCAGCTATTTGATATGGACGGCGTGGGGAGGCAATTAGATTTATCTCAGTTTAGTAAAAACTTTTTTAGTACCAAAACAACAACAGCAGATACCAGCATAGATGCCAATGCCAATGTAGATGATATCTCTGTAATTGCATACAGCACTGAGTTAAAGAAGCCTTATGAAAAGCTTAATAGTTATTATATGTTATGGAAAGAGTTAAAAAGACTGTATGGGCTGTCAGTCGCAAACACTATTATTGAAATGCAATTAAATGGCGACATATACATCCACGATTTTCATGGAGTTGGCGCGGGGATGCCATACTGCTATAATTACTCTACATACGACATAATGGTGCAAGGACTATCAACGGTCAAAAAGGTTACATGTAAACCACCTAAATATCTATATGCTTTTAAAAGTCAAATCGAGCAATTTGTAACCATCGCATCAAATAGCACACTCGGCGCTACTGGCTTAGCGGACATGCTGGTAATCATGGCATTCTATGTAGAGGATATTCTTCGACATAAAAGAGATGCACATTTTACATTTGCAAGCGAAGCAGATTGTTGGCTGTATATTAAAGAAAATTTGGCGTCAATGATATACACTATTAATCAGCCAATGAGGGGCAATCAGTGTGTAACTGAAGATACAGAAGTGTTGACTCCTGAAGGGTTTAAGACTTATAGAGAGTTAAAAGTTGGGGATCAGATATACACATGGAACAATGGCAATCTCAATGTTCAAAATGTGCAACGAGTGAATGTGTATGATTATGATGGTATTATACATGAATATTCTGGTAGAGACACTATTCAAACAGTTACGCCAAATCATAGGATACTTCACCAAAAAAACAATTCATCAGAATATATGCTAACACCATCGTCGGAGTTGATTAATATGAAAACTCCATTAATATATCCAGTGGCCACATTAGAAGATCATAGGTCAGACTACGATATATCTGATGATATGCTCAAATTATGTGTTTTCATCTTAACCGATGGTAGCATTAATAATCAAAAAAGAGGACGTGTATCGATATATAAATCCCCTAATCGATGGGGCAATGCTGAAATCCAAAGTGTACTTAATAACTTGGATTTGGACTATCGTCATCACATTGAGCCGGCTGGGTTTGGTGGCACAATAAATCATTATGATATTACTACTGAAAGTTCACAAGAAGTCTTGCAGCTGTTAGATTATCGTAAAGATAGGCTGCCACACTGGTTTACCAAACTTAGTAAAAGACAGGCCAATTTAGTTATTGATTTGTGGGCAAGGCTTGACGGGCATACTGAAACCGGGTCTTACAATAAACAAAAATGTCAGTGTGACAACTATGAGATAGCTGATCAATTGCAGCATGTGTGTTTTCTTGCGGGCAGAGGTAGTAATATTACATCTCGAATAATAGGTGATAATAAACAAGAAACTATATACTTAATACCTTACCATAGAGTAAATAAACAAGCAAATAAAAAGAGAAAAATTCATTACAAAGGTAAGGTGTGGTGTCCATCCACGCAAGATGGAATTGTGGTGTTTAGAAAAGATGGTAAAATCTTTATTTCTGGAAATAGTCCGTTCACAAATCTATCTGTTTATGACAAGTACTTTTTGGAAAAACTATGTGGGGATTATACTCACCCAGAAACAGGCAATAATCCAAAGATGGAAATTGTTCAAAAAATACAGGAATTGTTCTTAGACATAATGAATGAAGAGATGACAAGAACTCCTTTGACGTTTCCCGTTGTGACTGCTTGCTTTAGTATTGACGAAAATAATAATATTAAAGATGAAGAGTTTTTAGAGTTAATTGCAACAAAGAATTTGCGGTTTGGATTTATAAATATATACTCTGGCAAGACATCAACATTAAGTTCGTGCTGTAGATTAAGATCGGAAAGTGATAATGAGTATTTTAATTCATTTGGCTCTGGAAGTAGCAAAATTGGCAGTTTGGGAGTTTGCTCGATTAACCTTCCAAGACTAGCACTCAAATACAAAGATAATGAGGATCTGTTTTTTAACAACTTATCAGATATGATTGGAGTTTGTGCTAGAACCAACAATGCCAAACGTAAAATTGTAAAAAAGCGTATCGATAATGGCAACCATCCACTATACGACTTAGGATTTATTGACTTAAACCGACAGTATAGTACAGTAGGAGTTAATGGGTTTAATGAGTGCATTGAAATTATGGGCTATGATATTTTAAAAGATGATGGAGTGGAATTTGGCTTAAAAATAATTGACACAATTAATAGAGAGAATAAGAAATATCAAAGTCAATATAAAGCCCCCCATAATGTGGAACAAGTACCAGGGGAAAACATGAGCATTAAAATGGCAAATAAGGATAAATTGATGGGGTATCAAGACAAATATGATATATATTCTAATCAATTCATTCCACTGGTTACAAACGCAGACATGTTAGACAGAATTAAACTACAGGGTATTTTTGATAGTCATTTTAGCGGAGGCTCGATTTGCCACATCAACATTGAAAATCAAATCACCGATAGTAAATTAGTTGCTGAATTGATACGCACTGCAACAAAAATGGGTGTCATCTATTTTGCTATTAATTACAACCTACAAAGGTGCGAGAATGGGCATATGTCGGTAGGACGAAATACATCATGTGAAGTATGTGGAGCAGAAATCACTGACAACTTTATAAGAGTAGTCGGGTTTTTAACTAATGTGAAAAATTGGCACAAAACCAGAAGAGAACTAGATTATCCCAATCGTCAATTTTACAAAGGACTTAAATCATGAATATTGCGGCGACCCAATATACACTAGAAACAAAGTCATTTGAAATATATGTTAGTGGGTGCAAAGGTAATTGCAAAGGGTGTCATAACCCAGAGTTAAGGGATTTTAATATAGGTAATCCCTTAACTCAAAACACCATAGCCCACATCATTGATAAAATACATGAGTTTGACAGTTTAATTGACCATATATGGATTTTAGGTGGCGAACCATTAGATCAAGACCTAGATGAGCTTATATGGTTGCTGAAAACATTACGACAAACTAATAAACCCATATGGCTCTTTACACGGTTTAATCTGGACAGTGTACCCGACAATATTAAACAGCAATGTGACTATATAAAGTGTGGTGAATATATAGAGGAACTACAAATAGATACTAATACACAATATGGTGTGCAGTTGGCAACCTCTAATCAATTCATCTTCAAGAAAGGACAGGATTATTAATGCTATTATTATTTACTCAACCAGGATGTGTACAGTGCTTAATCAGCAAACGAAAACTAGAAGAAAAACAATTAGAGTATAGAGAAATTGATATTAGTCAGTCGTCAGAGAACATGGACTTAGCCATTCAGTATGGCGTAAGGACAGGTGGCACTATTATTAATGATGAAACTGGTGAGACAGTAAGACTTTAAGGAGGTAATATGACCAATAAAACAAAACAACGATATTTTGCAGTAGTATCAAAGTACAAAGACAAAAACATTAACTTACCAAAGCGACAAACAAAGAACGCAGTAGGATATGACTTTGAGGCAGCAGAGGATGTGGTTATTCCATCTATATGGAAACTGGCATTTCAAGGGATAAGTAAATACCTGCTGGGCTATAGCGAGAAAGTATTGCCTGTTAAGCCTACACTTGTTCCTACAGGAATTAAAGCTTATTTTCAAGAAGATGAGGGGCTATTTCTTTATAATCGTTCAGGTAATCCACTTAAAAGAGGGCTTTTATTAGCCAATGGAACAGGCGTGGTGGATTCCGATTTTTATGTTTCAGATGCAGAAGGGCACATACAATTTTGCTTTTGGAATCTATTCCCCTTTGATTGCAAAATCTCTAAAGGACAACGCATAGGGCAGGGGGTATTCACAAAAGTTTTGTTCGTAGATGATGATGTGGCAGACGGTAAGAGGATTGGAGGACATGGAAGCACTGGGGATTAATTTCCCCTTTGCTCCACCCTTATAAGGAGGTGCAGTTGTGATTGTATTGGGTATACCTTTTAAAGATTTTAAAGAAAAGATAGCTATCACAAGGAAATACAGGAGTAAAGGCAAAGTAGAGATATTGGACAATCTCATATATGTTGAGATGTCAAATCCTGATATACACAACCAATAAAATATCGATTTTAGAAACAGGGGGGCTTGTATATTGGATAAAAAGTGTAACATGTGCGGGGAACCATATAAACTCGCTGAAAGAAATATACATCATTTTGAAGTTAATTTTGAATATGGTAGTCCATATGATATGGAAACATGGAATTTTAATATGTGTGATGAATGTATTGCGTGTTTAGTAGAGTGCTTTGAAATACAGCATGAAGTTGCGGAAAGAATAGAGCTGGTTTAGGAGGATGTTTATGCGAGTTAAACTACTAGGAATTGATGGTACATGGAGAGCAGTAGCCAATGCGGCTAATACTACCATCCATAGAGAGGACGGCACTAGAGAACCTACATCAAGATGGAAACGACGAATGCTTATGTGTGAACATTCACCGATTAGAAAGTTGAAAATATCGTGGCGTTGGTATGATTTAAAATATTGGGTTTCTACGCATCTTGTTAGACATAAATTCGGTATCGAACACTTCGTTAGATCACAGAGGACGGATAGAACTGGCATTGATAGAAATGATTTACCACAAGGCAATTTAGTAGAGCATGAATGCGAAGCTAATGCGCAGGCTATCATCAATATTTCTCGGAAACGTTTATGCAAACAGGCAAGCAAAGAAACTAGGCGGGCATGGCAGGAGTTTTTGAATAGTTTCAAAGATGAAGAACCAGAACTGTTTAATGCTTGTGTCCCAGAG